GAGGGGGAGTGTCCGAGGGGACCTCGGGGGTCTCATCGACCTCGGCGTTGTCGCCCCAGACATCGGGGTTGCTCACCCGGCGAGCGAGATCCGCAGGGACCTCGTCGCCGGGTGAGAACACGTGAGTCTGACCGTCCGGGCCGTGAATGTGGACCGGAACAGCGGCCTTACGTGACCCGGACATCACGTCACCAAGCCTTGGCCTGGAGGACCAGGTTGGCGTTGTTCAGCACCGGCACGCTGATGGCCGAGGCCAGGGTCCAGATCCGCGGGGGCTCCACCGTGTGGTAGTTGCCGACGAACAGGCCCGCCATCTGGTCCTGCGCGAACTCGGACTCGAGCGCGTGGCCGGGGATGCCGTACATGGTGACGCCCAGCAGGTTGCCGGTGAAGTCGGCACCGACCGGGGCCAGCGGGGAGGCGTCCTCGGTCGCGATGTTGCCCGAGGGCAGCAGCATGACCGAGGTCTCGGCGAACAGCCGACGAGCGGTGCCGTCGGCGTTGGCGATCTGGCCGTCGTGGGTCTCGACCGGGGGCAGGCCGTAGGACGAGAGCACGTTGGACAGGGTCGCCTGCGAGACGATCGTCGGGCTACCCGCGAGGGTGGCACCGAGGGACCGGACCTCGGCCGAGCGCAGGAGCAGGTTGAACGCCTTGCGCGAGGTGAGGATGACGCCGGGGACCTTGCCGCCGTTGCTGGCCGCGTAGGTCTCGACCCATGAGAGCAGGTCGGTGATCGGCGTCGAGGTCTCGGTGTTGGTCCACGCCACGGCCGGTGCCACGTTGGTGTGCGTGGACTTGCGGCCGAAGTCGATCGCGCCGCCGCCGAGCTCGGGGAAGTTGACCTGCCCCTTCTCGATGGCCTCGGCCCGGGCGAGCTCGATACGCGCGGCGATCTCCCCGACGACGATCTGTGCGTCGGAGAGGATCTGGTTGGCGATCGGCCCCTCGGGGTTGGCACGCATCCGCAGCCGGTCATACTCGGTGAGCATGATCTTCCGGCTGATCGGGGGCAGCTCGCCCGTGGTGCGTGCCACGCCGGTGCGACCGGTCAGGTCGGCCTCGACGTCGAAGCCCCGGTAGTTCGCGGCCTTGATGAGGCCGTCCCCACCCTTGCCGAACCGGTACATGAGGTCGTCGACCTCGGTGTTCGGCAGCCAGCGCGAGAGCTTGAACTGGTTGACCTGCATGTCCGCGAGCGCGGCCCGGCCGAAACCGGAGAGCTCGTCGGGGGTGTAGTAATCGGTGTTGAGCAGCATGAGTTACCCGTCCTCTCAGACGTACCGGATCGAGCCGGCGACGTCGGCCTTGGCGGCGGCGTCGACGGGGTGGGGCAGACGGGCCTCTACCACCTTGCCGTGGGTGAGGAGAGCGCCGACGACGTTGCCGCCGCCGTCACGTACCGCCTGAGTGGCGAACAGGTGGCCGACGAGGGTCTCACGACCATCGCTGGCCGCACCGTCGTACGGGCCATAGAGCCCGGTGGCGGTGATCTTGCCGAGCGGCTCGCCCGACTTGATGTAACCGCTCGCGTAGTGGGTGGCCTTGGTGAACTTGGACAGGTCCAGGACAGCGGTCTCGGTCGCCTCGGTGCCGTGCTCAGACCGGAGCCAGGAGTGGTCCTCGTTACCGAAGGTTTCGGTGGTGTTGGAGAAGAGCTGCATGAGCTCGGATCCCTTCTGATCGGGGGCTTACTTGTTGTAACGGGACTTGTACAGTTCCCGACCGGCCTCGACCCCGCTGTGGACTCCCCCACCGTTGGTGCGGGAGTGGCCCCAATCAGGATGTCCACCGTTCTTGCGACGATCGCCGCCGCGGGCATCCGAGTCCCCGAACAACGCTGTGAGCGTGCCCATGACCTCGTCGGTGTTCACTGTACCCTGCTCGTCCACGAACGCGGACACGTTAACGGTCTTGAGCCAGCTATCGAGCTTGTCATCGGACAGGACGGTCGCCGCCGCGGCGCGGAGGTTGGCCTCCTGGAGCTTGGGCAGGTACTCGGCCCGCACCTTCTCCTCGGCCTCCTTGCGTGCCGCGTCCTTGGCCTCGGCGACGGCCTTCTCCTGGTCGGACATGCGCTCCCGCTCGAGCTCGTCTGCGCGCTCGGCCTTGGCCCGCAGCTCGGCGATCTCGTCGTCGCTCATCCGTTCCTTGCGGTCGCGCGCGAGCCGTGCCTGAATGATGCGGTCGAGGTCCTCCTGGGAGGTGGGGAGGCGATCGTCCTTGTCGCCGCCGTTCTTCCCATCGTCCCCGCCTGCGGGCTTCCCGCCGTTGTCGCCACCGGTCCCGGCACCCGCACCGGATCCGCCGCCGTCACCGCCCTCGACGAATCGAAGGGCTGCGAGCTTGTGCTTGCGCGAGATGTGCATGGTGCGGCCTCCAGCCGGCGAAGTGGTGTGGACGGGGATCTCGCCGTCGGATCCCCTTGACGTGCAGGGTACGGGAGTATGCTACTCCCCGACACCCCGCTCGGCGAGGACCCCTGTCAGGTTGGACAGCGCAGCGAGGTCCGAGGCGGCCCTGGTCGCGATGTCCCGGGGCAGGATGTCGCCGTACAGACGCTCCCGCCCGGCCTGTGCCTCGCGGATCTTCGCGATCCGTCGGCGGACCTCGTCGTCGGGGGCCTCGAAGTATGGCAGGCGATCGACCGGCACCTTCTTGTCCCGCTTCACCGTCGGCCGGGTGGTACTCGTGCGCTCGACCCCACCCGTCGGCTTGAATACCGTGGCCAGCTCGCCGTGCTCATCGACGGCATACCTGGTGCGCTTGAGCACGTCCCGTCCGTTGCCGCCGGCCTCGTCGTACAGCCGCTCGAGGTCGATCGCGTTGAGGATGCTCCCCGGGTCCTGGGTCTCGGTGATCGGGGAGGTGGTGCACTTGCAGTGATCGTGGAGCGGGGCGAGCGTGCCGATCTTGTACTCGCGGTCCGAGGCGACCAAGCACAGCCCGCACGTCCCGCCCTTGGACAGCTCGGGATGCACGACCCGGCGCTGGCCGAGGATCGGGACCCCGGCCTTCTCAGCCCGGCGTAGTGCCTCGGCCTCGCCGAGACGGGCGGCAAGCATGGCGTTGGTGTCGGTGACGCCGTCGAGCTGGGTGAGCGCACGGGCCATCGCCTCGTTCTCGTCCATGCCCTCGGTCACGAGGAACCGGAACTTACGCGCGGGGCGGTTGTACGCCTCGGCGGGGTCGCCGGTGATGGTGACCCGGACCTTGCTCGGCTTCTCCCCGTCGTCGCCGGTGTAGGTGACGGTCGTGCGCTTGCGCGGGGTCGTGCGCGCGGGGGCGTCCTGGCGCGTGCGTACGCGCGCACGCGAGGGAGTGATGATGCCCTCGTCGGGGTCGAGACGGGTCCCCCGGACCTCGGAGGGGATCTGGATCACCTCGCGGTACTCGAGGTCGAGGGCGGCGAGTTGGTTGAACTCGGACTCGGCGGCGACCATGCCGACCTGTTGCTGTGCGGCGACGGTGATGTCCGCGGCCCTGGAGGCGAACCGCGCGACCTCGTCACCGTTCCACGGGTTCACCTCGGCCCACAGTCCTCGGATGATCCGCTGTGCCTCGGTGACGATGTTCTGGCGCATCGCCCCGGCCGACGAGATGACCCGGCCGGCGTACAGGGACGGGGTACCGACCTCGGCGGTGACCTCGTCGGCGGCCATCGCAGCGAGGACCGCGGCGGTCGCCGGGTCGAGGCCGGGATCGACCGGGGCGGTCACGGCGTCACGACCTCGTCCTCGTCGTCATCGGTCGGCGGCGCGGGCGGGGCCGGGGTGCCGCGCATCCCGGCGGCGAACTGGCCGGCCTGACCACCCGGCGCGGCGGTGCCCACCGAGGCGGTCCCTGCCATGAGACGGTCGGACACGAGCTGTTGCTCGTTCTCGGCGGCCTCGGCGGGGCTCATCTCGAGGATGTTGGTCGCGATCTTGCGCTGGGAGACGGTGCCCTTGAGCTTGGTCGAGGCGTCGGCGCGGTCCGCGAGCGAGTAGGACTCGATCGAGCCCCACAGGATCTGCGTGCCATCGGCCCGCTCGGGCTCGCCGACACACGCGAAGGCCAGCTCCCACAGGTGCTGTAGCCCCGGGGTGAACCGCTTGCGCCGGTCCTTGACCTTGAACACCAGCGACTCACGCATGAGCGCGGCCCCCTCGGCTGACCCGTTCGCGGCGTCGGGGGTGATGAGGTGCAACGGGGTCGAGGTGACGGCGGCGAACTCGCGGAAGTCATCTTTGACCGCCGAGAGAATCGGGGTGAGGTCCGCCTGCGAGGACTCCCAGAACGAGATCCCCTCGGGAACCTGCCACAGCGCGCCGGGATCGGCCTGGAACACCTCGGCCCAGTCGACCGGGTCCGAGGGCTCGTCGTCCTCATAGTCGTCATCGTCGGTGCCGTCGAGGTTGCCGACAACCGCGCGCTGCCGGAAGGACTGGTACCACGCCAGGACGAGACGCTGGAGAACGGTGTCGGCGATCCGGTCGACGAGGTCCAGGTGGTTCTCGAACTCGCCAACACCGCCGAGGTTCTCGAACATGACCATCGGCACGTCGCCGAGATCCGGGGTCAACCACGTCAACTCCTCGGGCTCGCCCGACCAGTCCCACTCGCCGCCGGAGAACACACTCGTCATACGCGCGCCCGACCGCTCGGCGCGGTAGACCTTGCCGTCGAGGAACAGCATGGCCGTCTCGACCCGGCGGGCGTCGTCGTAGAACCGGCGCATGGCCGCACGCAGACGGCCCGGATTCTCGGGGTCCTTGTCGCCGACACACCACCGGGGATCCTCGGCGACGAGCAGGGGCTTGTCGCCGCGATTCTTCGGGGGCAGGACCGTGGCGTAGGCGTGGCCATAGGTGAGCACGTAGTCGATGAGGTCGGTGCACATCGTGGCGAAGTTGGACTTGTCCGCGATCTCCCGTGCGAGGTCGTCGCCGTCGGTGTCGTTGTCCGCCGCGGTGGACACGCCGAGGACCTGCATCCGGTCGAGCATGGCGTTGATGACCATCGGGGACAGGTTCACCCGGGCCTTGCGGAGGATCTGGCCAAACGCCTCGGAGTGCTTCGCCGACAGGTACGGGAGCCGCGGCCGGCCCTGCCGGTAGTCGTACAGCAGCCGCATCCGTTCCCGCTGACACAGCCGGTGCCGGGGATCCTCGTCCTGGGGCATACGGTCGAGGGCGGGACGTAGCTCGGGCTTGCGCAGGAGATACCGCAGCCACCACTCGGGGGTGCCGTACTCGGCGACCAGGTCGGGGTTCATCGGCATACGGGCATCCTCTCACGGCGTGAGGCCATCGTACTACGCTACTCGAACCTCTCACGGCCATCGAGGCTGTGGTGCGTTACCAGCCACCCGTCGGGCCCGTGCGGGTTGGGGACGCACTCGACGTCCGGCCCGCACGGGCACTCTTCCGAGTCCTCGTGCTCGATGAGGTCGCCCACGGGCTCGACGTGGATCGTGGCCATGTCTACTTGTCTTTCCGTCGCTCAGCTTCGATCTTCTCGGCGACCTTCCGCACGACCTCGTCGACAGTCGACCCCCGCGGCGGCACGTCCTGATTCCTCGACATGCGAGCAAGGGCGTCCCGGTCTACCCTGACCAGCGCACTCGGGGGTGTATACCCGGTGTTGACAGGCCCGTCGGGGCCGATCTTGCAGTCGGGAACATTCCGGGGCAACCACCGGTCGAGGCTGAACTCGTTGGCCTGCATCGCGGCCAAAGCCTCGGCGGACTCCCTGACCATCTTCTGTGCCATCTCCCGCGGGGTGGGCGGCGGATCGAGCTTGCGCGCGGCCTTGTGCAGGATCCGGGCGAGGTGCTTGCGGATGGTCACTTGTCGTCTCCCTCGTCGCTGCGGGTATGAAACTCGCCGTGCAGGGTGATCGTGCCGGCGTCGGGATCAACGGCACGAATGCGCGCCCCTGCCAACTTTGGATGGTTCTCGATGACCGCGATCAGCAGATCCCGCAGATCCGCGACGGTGGGAATGCGGTGTCTGTCATCCTCTTGGATCTCTGCCAGCTCAGCGTGTAGTGCGATCGTTGTGTCCCTGATATACGCCATGATGGCGCTCCCTTCGTCGTGGGTGTGTCCCTGCGTGGTGCCCGGGGCCTCGAACCCCGGTGGCTGCCGGTGCACCTGCCCTGTCGTTCTCCATGCCAGACCGCGCCCCTCCGCACCGCGCCTTACCTTGCCGTGCCGGGACTCGCCCCGCGTGCCCTCCCAGGACTCGAACCTGGGTGTATGCCTCTAGGGCTACCTTGTCGTTCTCCATGTGAAGCCTAGCCTCACCAAGCCTTGCCATACCCTGCCGTGCCCGGCCAGACCTCGTGCGTACCCGGGTGGGGAGTCGAACCCCACCTTCGACCATCCGGGCTACCTGTTCTCCATGTAAAGCCGCGCCAAGCCATGCCTCACCGCGCCGTGCCTCACCGCGCCTAGCCAAAACCATGCCCGGCCGTGCCCTCCCAGGACTCGAACCTGGGTGTGTGCCTCTAGGGCTACCGTGTCGTTCTCCATGCCCCGCC